ACTGACACGCCTCCGAACTGACACCGATTTACGCATCACCACCTTCAAGGTGGGTGGTCGATTTCTCCCCAGCACGCCCTCACACGCCACTGGCCCCTTCGTCAAGGTGTTCTTGGGCGGCGGTAGCGGCTTACCGGTGATCTCCAGCAAGATCAGCACACAACAGGGCGACAGTGGCTCACTTATTCAAGCCAAGGAGCTGGGCGACCTGGCCATCCACATGTGGGGCGAGTCACGCAACGTCGGCCCTGCTCAGTCGTGCAACTACCACATGGTTTACACTGATGCTGCGGCTGAGCACCACCTTAAGTGCATACTCCGACGTGTGTCTGAGACAGAGGGCCTCAGTATCTCTGACGACATTGTTTGGAGTAAGGTGGTGAGTTCCATCCCCAAGAACCCCTCATTTGGGGAGAGCTGCGCCCTCCCCAAGGTCGGCTTCGCCAGTGATCACTTCTTCAGGGTGGCCCCCAAGCTCACGTCATTCGATGAGTACGCCCTTGGCCTTGATTCTGGCGAAGCCCGCGAGTATCATCTCGAGCCGCCCAGCTCGGACTGCGGACCCACACTCCTTGCCGAGCTTGCCAAGTACCGTGACTTCGTCGTCACAGACCCAGCTGTGGCTGCTGCGCTGCAGGTTGCGCAGGACACCGTCACAGATCGCCTTGAGGAGGTTATTGGCATGACCGTCACCCGACCCCACGCCGAGACGCTGGCCCGGCTGTCCACCTCCCAGTCCTCACCAGGCTATCCCATGTCCAAGATATTCCCTACCAAGGCTGCTTACGCCAAGCACTATCTCGACAGACTTGGTGAGTTTGAGGAGAACATGCGCCGGTTCTCTCCGGATGACGTCCTTTTCACTTTGGCCGCCAAGGTTGAGCTTCGCAAGGCTGGGAAAACGGTCCGCGCCCTCTGCGTGCAAGGCGTGGAGTCGCTCATCGCGATCGACGCCCACTGCGGGGATTTCAACGACCGCCTCATGCACCAGAGCGCGATCGGCAACCTGCCCACTGCGACCGGGCGGTCACAGTTTGGCCTCGGGCGGTTCAGGACGGATCTCATCTTTGATAGGTGGTTGAGCGAGGGCCGCGACGTCCACGACGGCGATTACACCAGCTACGACAAGACTCAGGGCCTCTTCTGGGCCCACATTGAGGCTGACATCAGGTGCCGCCTCTACACAGGAGACCAGGAGGCCCTGCGTGCTTATGTCATGGCTGACCACAATGCGCGCGTGGTGTGCCCAGACAAGTTCATTAGACGTGTCCCGTGCGGCAACATGTCGGGCAGCATCAACACCGTTGCCTCCAACAACATCGTGAGCATGGTGGCCGCTGAGGCATACGCAGCGTACGCGCTCGGTCTCAGCCCGCACGGCGACGTCAGCTTCAACCGGGCCGCTATAGATGCCGCCCTTGGTTACATGGTGAGCGGCGATGACGGCGTGTACGCGTACGGTGAAGGGCTATCTGCCCATGACCACGTCGCATTCGCCGCGAAGCTTGGCCTTGAGCTCAAGGCAGGACCGAAGCACAACTCGCCGCACACCATCCCATTCTTGGGTGCAACCTCAGCCCCAGCTTATTGCCTGTTCACCAAGCGTTCGGGCGGGGCTGAGTGTGCTGGCGTCTGGCCCAGCCCGCCAGCCGGGTTTGCCACCAGGCTGGTGTCCCGACCTAAATGGGACATCCCCAAGCTGCTCCCCACTGCGCACCTCTTGGTCGGGGCCAAAGATGTCACCATTCTCTGGGCCAAGCTCTGTGCCTTCAGGTTTCTGATGTACTACGATAACGACGCTGCTGGCGTTCGGATCAAAGACGTCATTGAGGCCAGGCTACGCGCTATTCAGCGTGATCACCCCGGAGTCAGGTTCGACACCTCTATGTGGCTGACCCCAGACCACATCCGGGATGTGTATTTTGGCGAGGAGGGCCCAGCTTACGAGGCCAGGTGCGACGCCATTTGCAACCGGCTTCTTGACATCGTGTATGCTGGCATTTAACTGCAGGCCAGCATATAAAACGCGGCAATGCCGCCCAAGAAGCAACTGCCTCAGAAGAAGAAGCCGGCCAAGCAGGCACGTGGCCGGCAAAGAACCTCAAGTGCCAATGGTCGAG